CGTGAGGAAAGCGTTTATCAATATAGATAGACCTCTCCCGCGAGACGCTAGTCTACCCTTTAGCTTTCCCACCGTCAAGCTCAAAAAACCTTTTTTTGAATTCCATGTAGTCTCTTCTCGGGTTCGCATGACACGTGTCCAGTTCCATTAGTCGGACCTCGAGGCCCTGCCTCTGGCCGATGTACTTGTTCAAGAGCAATCGTCCGTAGTTTCGGAAAGGCCCCTCGGGAGCCAAGCTCGTGATTTCTCGAGCCATCTGTAAGTCGTCGGCATCATTTATAATTTGCAACTGACCTTTATGCATGGGAACGCAGTCATATCGACGCCATATCAACTTCTGCCATCGGGCTTCGTACTCGTCGAGGTCCACGCCGAGCTGCTTAAGGTAGCGCTTCACCGGCCGCGTGACGTCGCCCACATAGGTCTCATGGGCATCGTGCAAGAGGGCGGCGAGACGGAGCTCGTCGGGGACCAGACGAGACACTTCCAACGAGTGACGAGCGACCGAGATGTGGGTCGATAGGTGTCCGTTGAACCGTAGGATTCCCGCCAGACTCCATGCAATATCTTCTATATCAATGTCTTCTGATTTAGGATCACTTAGATCAACCCAAGCACCAGAAGACACACCTAGCCAACAGGGCTCATTTGAACTCATTTAGAAATTCCCCATAGCATACCAAAGGTTATCGTTCCTGCCGCAAGTATACCTATACCTCCCCACTTTAACCCATTTTTGATTTTTCGAATCCTTTCGGCACGAGCATATTCCTTCTGCTGTTCGCCTACCAAAGCCCGCAACCGGCTAACTTCTAAATTACTGGCTTCTAATTGGCTCGCTCTTATTTCGGATGTTTGACCTACAACAGTCAATTCAGCCCTAGTGGTATCTAGCAGGACATTCAATTCGTGATTTACATAGTGAAAATGCTTAGCTACCTCTATCCAGATAACAATTTTTCTGAATTCCTCGGTAGGATAGCACTCACGCAACCCCGAGGGTGTTTTTATCGTGTACCCATCGGGTACTTCAGGCAGCTCGTCGGCCCTCAGGGACCACGTCAAGGCTATCAAAGCCCAGAAAATTAGCCCGACGAGGAGGTCTTTCAGAAAATTAGTCAGCGCTCTTTCCATATAAACGATCTTTGAGTTCCTCGTGGGTAGCGTTAGCCACTGATTTCCGGGTCTGTTCGAAGTCGGCTCGGGCATCTTGAATCACCTTCTCGACAATAGCGGCCTTGTCCTTCAAGGCTTTTTGCTGTCCTTTCAATTGGGCGATGGATTTGTCGCAGGATTTATTTAGGCTGTCAAGTGGGGCGTTCTTCGCTCGCTCGATGTAGTTCTCGGTCAACCTGCTTGAATTCAACATCCACCACAACCCTGCCACGGTGAGAAGAGCAATCCATGGAAGGATCAATAGGAGTATCACCCACCATTTTTTGTTACGGAATAGACTTGTGGGGTCATACAATATTTGGTCCCATACATTTTTTATCATTCTGGGAACTCCTATGCCTGGTGCCGCGTGTTTGCTGAATCTAAAACGACTGTGACCGGACTATCGTCTACAAGTTCACCTATTATATGCTCACGACACATTACCCAAGAGCGCCTATCGTTAGAACTCTCCGCTCGAGAAGCAATATCGAACAGAGCGCACCACGTTCCACACTGCGCAGACCCGTCACCATAAGGACAACCAAGCTTCCGACCATCCTCGGCTACCAGGATCTTGGTGGTCTTGGTGTTCTTCCGAATTAGGCTAACCCTCTTCACGTTTTCACCGCATGGATTCCGCACTCTAGCCTCTCACCGGCCCAGCGGCCAGAGCGCTCATCGTCCGAGGTCGGCAGGCTCGTGCAAGGCTGGCACCCAATCGACCGGTATCCCTGGCTGTGCAGCGGTTGCACTGGTACGTCGTTATCTCGAATGTATTTCCAGCATTGCTCGCTTGTCCAGTTTAGCATCGGAGCCAAACGGATCTTGCCAAACTGGTCAGGCTCGATTTCCCTTGTGTCCTTTCTCGTCGAGGCCTGGTCCCACCGAAGAGCGGAAACCCATGCCTGATAAGGCTGTAGCGCGCACCACAGTGGAAGAACCTTGTGCTCGGTGCAGCACTCTTGCGTCGGCGGGAGGTGCGTGCTCTGCGGGGGAGGTCCGACCCAGTGCAGGTCCAGATCCCATTCCCGGCCCATGAGGTTGGCGAAGTCCACGGTTTCACTGAACAGCTTGCCAGTGTCGATGGAAATGACCGGGACGTGCTCCCAGACCTTGCGGGCATGATCAAGCAGAACCATCCCTGAGTAGCCCCACGCTGTGGTGAAGATGACCTTGTCGTTGTACATGTCACGGTAGAAACTCAAAGTCTCGCGCAACCTATCAGACTTCTCTGTCACCAAGGTACTGGTCCTTTCAGCGCTCCGGTGAGGTTGATCACGGGAGGTCTCTCGGTCTCACCATATTTCTTAGTCCATCTCCACCATCCTGCAAGGCCTACCGCGGCCTCGAGGCCGGGAGCAGGCAAGCAGTTCACTAAGCTCTGTAGGTGCTCCAAGGCGCGGTAAATCTCCGATGCCGAGACCTCGATAGCCTCGGGGAGCTCGGGCGCGTCGGCCAGAGCAGGCGCCCAACGAGGGATGAGATCGGGCTCGGGGCGCACGGGAATGACCACGGTACTTCGAGCTGGCCAAACGGCTTTGACCGCCGCGCAACCATATCCGCCGCCTGTGGCCTGGAAGTAATGATCTGGCGGGCTATCACGGTACATTTCATGGACTTGCTGTAATATCTCTCGAGCCATAATCTGATGAGCAATCATCTTCAATTGGTTGTTGCTTCCAGCGAATAAGATAGTCCTTCCCTTATCAGACATCTCATACTCGTCCATAACCTGCTTTATGACACGAATCCGGGGAGTCTTATCGTCCCATGTGTAAACTACAACATCTAAATCTTTGCATATACTAGTTATAGCCTCACCAGTGTTACCACTGGTTGCTACAATAATCGTTTTCACACCCTGCAAAGCCGCAAAATGTTTCACAACCACAGCTTCGCGGTATTTAAAAGACCCCGTTGGGAGCATATAATCACATTTCAGATAAACCATTCGGCCGCAACCGTCATCTGATAGGATGAGGGGACTTCTTATCATTTCTTCCATACAACACCTTTGAATTGCGTGCCGGGGTTATGATTGATTTCTATAATCACAAATTTATTATTTTTATCAAATGTTCCATCGACGGACCAATTTTGATTTCTATAACGTTTAACCTTTGGGACTATCTCTTTGTTTATCTGCTCGACTACTTCAGGAATGCCCCCAAGCTTCTCCCCAAAAGGAGCGGTCTCAAGAGATTTTTCTTTGACTACTTTAGCCGTATGAGAATCAATTGATTTCAAATCAATATCTTCTTTACTTCGAATAACACCCTCTAAGTCGACCCATATGTATTTTCTGTCCTTCCAGCCAGAGTTAGAGATTCCTGAATGTTCAAAATACAGTGGCGTTAGGCCTATAAAGCTCACTCGGTCGTGCCCAATAAGTCGGATAACCGGGGGGCATCTAATATCATCGGTGAACTTGTGTAGCCGTTCATGTGGGTAAATCCATTCCTCGGCAAACCACGAACGTACAGCCATTAATTTTTTTGGAGTGTTTAGCTTTATCTTTCTTATCCTATTTAGTTTGACCCTTAGCTTGTTAGGTGCAATTAAATCTTTATCTGGAAACATTATGAAACCTTCAGAAGTCTTCTCTAGCAGAGCTATGCCGCTGCTTTGACGACCACTCTGAGGTTTCCACACGTATTCTCCCATAGGGGCGTTCACTAGAGCCCCTACCGTAGCATAAAACCGCCCAGGATTAATCAAGTTGTTAGGATAAGAAAAAGAGGTATTCTCGCTAAGCCAAAGCTTAGTGAAAATCTTGTTCCAAAACATTTTGGCATTTATTAACATCTATTTCTTCTTCCAAGTGACTCCTAAAAATGGGGTTCCTATTGCAGAGTTAATTTCGATAATAACAAACCGATTATTCTTATCAAAGACTCCATCAACAGACCAGCACTTGTTATGAACTAGCTTCAATTTCGGACTAATTTCACTATTCACTTGATCGATGATTTCCTTAACGCCCTCAATTTTTTGGCCACACAAGTCCGTGTCAATACGCCTATCCACAACAGACTTTAGTGTTTTCTTGTCAGCACTAGACAGGTCCATTTCATCGGTGTGTCTTACGACACCATTAAAATCTAACCATAGATACTTCCGATGGTCCCAACCAAAGGAAGATATGCCGACCTCGTTAAAGTATACTGGCGAAATCACAACAAAATGAACTTTACTGCGGCCGCAAATACGAATAACTGGCGGACAGCGCATGTCATCCGTAAACGGTTTCAAGCGTTCGTGTGGCTTAATCCATTCCTCGGCAAACCACCTTCTATGACCTCGAATCTCTTTGGCCTCGGAAATAGTTAACCGCTTTATCCTAATTAACTCTTCAATAGTGGCTTGCAAAGATAATACATCACTAGATGGAAATATCTTGTATCCGTCGGCAGTTTTATCCAGTAGAGCTACTCCCCAACCCTTGCGGCCAAAGCATGGCTTCCACACATATTCCCCAACGGGTAACTCCTCTAATTTATTGATAGAAACGTCGAAATAATCGAGCTCTATGCAGTTCTTAGGATAAGCAAATGTAGTATTTTCGCTAAGCCATTGCTTAGTATAAATCTTGTTTGCAAACCTTTTAGGTATTATCCTATGATTAATAATCATGGCCTTCCCGACTTCCCTTTCCATGTAACACCCAAAAATCCTGGTGCGGCCATTTTATTAATCTCGACGACAATGAATCTGTCATCTTTATCAAAGATTCCATCAACAGACCAGCTTCGGAACTTGTTAAATTTCAGCTTAGGGCTAATTTCTCGATTTATTTGGTTTATCAGTTCTCTAACACCTTCTATTTTTTCACCGTAAAAAGGTGTTTCTACACTTCTATCTGGTACAATTCGCTTAGTTAAAGCATTAGATTTTTTTATATTTAGCGCCTCTTCCGGTATAATCACGCCATCGAAATCGAGCCATATATACTTGCGTTGTTTCCAACCCGTCGGCGCTATACCTGACAAATTGAGATACACTGGCGACAACGTCACAAAATGGACTCTATTCTGACCACAAACGCGAATAAGTGGGGGCAACCTTTTGTCATCGGTGAATTTATGGAAGCGTTCATGTGGATAAATCCACTCTTCTGCAAACCATTTTTTAAATCTTCCGGCTTCACGGACCTCTGAAATAGATAATCTTTTTATCCTAGTCAGTTCACAAACTAATTCTTCCGAAGACATAATTTTGTCGGACGGGTATACTTTAAAACCTTCTACGTTTTTTTCTACTAGGGCTACACCCCAGCTTTTTCTACCATAGCAAGGCTTCCAAACATAGTTACCACAAGGTATATCAAGAAACCGGCTAGAAGCTTTACCGAAATCATCTAAATCTATAACATTCTTAGGATAGGCAAAGGTTGTATTAGCCTGCAACCATTCCTTGGTAAAAATCTTATCGTCGAATCTTGCAGTGTTGAGACCATCCTTATTTATTCGCATGGTCGCCTCAACCCGTCGTAAGTGTTTAGATGCTTCACGTTTGGAGCATGCTCAATCTCAATGCAAACGAAGTCGACCGAACCATCCTTGTTCTGCCGATAGACCCCATCGAACGCAAACAATGCGTGAGGGCTCATTGCCAAGCATATCTCATTTTTTATTGAGTCTAGGATCTTGTCGAAGAACGGCAAGACCATCCCCGTAACGTCCTTCACCGTCCCGTAGTTCTCGATGGACCAAGGCAGGTCGTTCGGCACGTCTGGGCGGGTCTGTAGGAGCTCTCCCGCGTAGTTGAAACAGATGCGCCGAGCCCCACCCTGCAAGGTTCCCCGGCCTCGAGAGGCTTTCGTCGGTATGTGGATTTCACCGAAGTGGAAATCTCCTCGGCTCATGATGATTCTCACGAGCGGATTGAATGGGGCGTCATACTCAAGGGTTTTCAGTTCTTCGGGTGCAGGCGAGATGTACTCTTCCACAATCCACTTAAGAGCTGTCGGAGCTTTGGGGATGTCTGAAACAATATCAAGGAACAACTCGTTGGAATCAAGTAGGCGTAAATTAGCATCCCTGAATCCAATATCATTTGGTTCCTTCCAGACCATACGAACTCCCCTAGAACGGGACAAGTTAACAGGCTTCACTATCACCCAACGTTCTGTAGGACAGCTCGTACCTGTCAACCATGCACGCAACTCGGCCCAAGTAGCCGAGCAAACTAGCGTAGGAGGAATATTAAACGACGTATTGGCTAACAGCCAGTTCTTAGTCCAAACCTTATTCCATGTAGACTTTAATATTTTCCTGTATGGTGCAGGTTCATTCTTTCTTCGCTCTGCACGCAACCGTTTAGGATTTATAACATGAGGCCTTTTCTGAGTCGTTACTACAACCTTACCCATCTTTTTGCCTCTTTCGTGGTGTTTTAGAACGTACAATATGCCGAGGTGCTTTTTTACCTTCGGGGTCCGCTTTGGCTTGCCGAGCTTTCTTTGCTCTTGCCGCTCGCTCGAAAGGTCCAGTTCCATGTTCAGACATGAACTTGCCAGGGGAACTGGATAAGATTTGATTATCACGCAACTCTGCTAACCCACAAAGGTCGCAAGAACTTCCAAGCAGGCGGTTTCCGCACTTCTCGCAGGCCTTGGTACCCATCCAACACACAAAACACAGATCACCCACGTGAGTGTCTCTTATGGGCATCTTTGAGCGTTGACATTTCCTACACGCCCTTATTGTAAGGGGATAATGTCCCCAACTCTTACTTGTAAAGGTTGTGGTCACGATACTCTTTCAGCGCTACAAAGACGGTGTCAGCGACCTCCCGCATTACCACGCCCTTGGCGCTGTGCCAAAGCTGCGCGGTAATCTGCTCTTGTGAGCTGCCCAAGGCGCTCGAGATGAGGATTCTAAGTGCCGCCGATATATTAAGCGAGCCCCCCTCGTTTACGAGCCCATTCTTCTCAGCAAAGACCTCGATTCGTTGGATTGTCTCGTTGTCCAGTCTAACTGCAAGTGCGCGTGTTTGCTCTTTATTCATGCAAATCCCCATATCACAATGTTGGAATGTTTACAAGGCCAGAAAATGGTAAACCGCTTTTTATTTAGGGACGCGGAGATCAAGATGGTTGGGGCCTAGCTTGCCCTCGACCTCGAAGGCCATGTGATACGTCTTGCCGGTGATAGGCGAGGTCAGCTTCTTCGAGCAGCGCATCGAGCTCATGAGATCCTCGAGGGCCTGCTCGGCGTAGTCGACACTGACCTCGGCGCGAAGATCGTCATGAAGCTGCATAATTGGCCATACTCTCGTGTGGTAGTCACCTTTCTCTTCCAATAATTGCATCCATCTGATTGTAGCAGTGTCTACAATGTCTGCCGCGCCGCCCTGAACCGGGTGGTTCGTGGCCTCGGTATCAGGCACACCCCCCAGGGGCCAGCGCCTTCGCCGGCCAAGCCAGGGCGTTCGGAGCTCAAAGGTCCGGTTTGCGATTTCAGTGACGTAGGCAGAATACTCATTGACATTTTGGTATTTTGCTCTCTTACGGGCCTGCATGACCTGGACCTCTTTGAAAGTGATCCCAGGAACATCCTCGCGCACGTTCTCATACAAAGTCTGTGGTCCAGCTCGATAGATGTCACCGAAGGTCACAGGCTTGGAGTTCGTCCGCAAGAGCTTGCGTTGATCGGTGCTCGCTCTATGCCAGGTCTCACCGAAATAAACCTCAGCAAACATAGAGTGTACGTCAGTCCCATTGATGAAGGCCTCGATGAGATCCTCTTGGCCGGCGAGCAGCACCGATATGCGAAGCTCGAGCGCTGCGTAGTCCGCTGAGATGATGCAGCGCCCTGGTGCTGGCACGAGCATACGTCGCATGGACCTCGGCCAGTTCTGCACAGCGGGCTTTGTGCCGAAGCGTCCTGAAGGCGTCGCGGTCTTGTTCCAGCGCGTGTGAATGCGCCCGTCCGAGCCGACCTCTTGACCCAAACCGTCGATGTAGGTCGAGAACAATTTCGTTTTGGTTCGATAGGCCTGCAAGAGCTCGACGAACGGATGATCTCTGAACTCAAAAAGGCTGGCAGCATCGGTCGAAAGCTGGCCACTTTTCGTGACCTTTTTGGGTACTAAATTGAACTGCTCAACGAGCACCTTCTGAAGTTGTGGGGGACTGTTCGGATTGAAGTCGCGACTCCCCACGAGAGACCATATATTCTCTTTCAGGCATGCGATGCTCTCGCTGAATTCCTTATGCAGCACAAGGCGCGCATCCTCGTCGACTCCGAGTCCGACCTTCTCCCAGTCCATAGCGTAGCGCGTGATAATCCGATCTGTCTCGTACACATTCAGAACGTTCTCACGACGCATCTCTTGCCGCAATTTGTCATGCAGAAGGATCGTGTTCGCGGTGTCCGCTCCGTTGTAGTAGAGCAGCGCGGGGATGTCCTCGTCGCTCACGTTGATGAACCGCTTATCGTAGTATTCCTTCCAGGGCTCGACCGGGAAAAATTGAGTCGCCACAGCTTGCAAGTCGTGAGGTGTTTTTGGGTAGATCGCGTGGTGCTCGAGGAACGTGTCTTCGATCTTCCCAGCAATCTGGATTTCCATCATTCGCTCGATGATCGGGACGTCGAAAGCCATGTTGTGGAACACCCACGTTCGCTCAGGATCTTGGAAGGCGATCTTGAGTGCATTCCAAGAGGCTTGCCAATCTTCCGTGGTGAAGTAAGAGCGCAACCCTGGGCATGGAATGGACACCGCGAGGGGCTTCTCTTCGCCTGTCTCGTCATCATAGATGAGACGCGCCAAACCTACTGTCGTGATCCCGCATTCGCGCACGTCCAGTCCATCTGTCTCGAGGTCCACGGCTACGGGTTCTGAAGGTAACTCAAGCACTCGTTGAACAGCTTCAAGGGTGAAGGCCTCGACCACGGGCTGGCGCAACGCAAGCTTCTCGTTGGCCAAGAGGTGCGCCTTCTCGACGTCGGCAACGAACAGATCCAACCACACTTGCTTCGCGGGTGAGCGCAGCATAGCCGCTGGATGGATAGTCGACACGACGAGCGTTCCCCACGTCTCTTCGGCGGTGGCCTCGGTCTGTGCTGGCGGCTCCACTATCTTTGGGTCAAAGTCAACAGGAAACTGTGCAGTCTCGGACGTCAAGACCTCGAGGGGATACTTGATACTAAAGTCTTGCCAAGTAGTAGCTCCTCGGAACTTCTCAACGCCTTTGAGGCCCGTCGTCGACTGCAATGCAATACCACCCAAAGTCAAGATCGCCCGCGGCTTCACTTCGACAATGTTGGCCTCGAGCTCCCCCTGACAACACTCTCGAGCAACCTTCATTGCGGCATCCGATGGTTTAGTCCCGCCGCTGAAGTTGCATCGAATCGCATTCGTGATATGGGTCGCCTCAATTGACGTGTGCAGATGGTCTAAAACCGTCTTCAAGATGTGTCCCGAGGCCCCCACAAAGGGAACTCCCCGCTTGACCTCTTCGCGGCCCGGGCTCTCCCCGATGACCAGCAAGTTGTTCCACGCGACGAGGGGGTGCTTGTCCATGACTTCCAATCCATTCTCGAAGAATGGGCATGTAGTCTGATTACATGGTTTCATTGTTCTTCTCCCTTGGGGGGCGAGTGACTAGAAATTGTCTAAAACTGGGTGGCACGAGCAGGATTCGAACCTTCCACGACGGCACTACAGCCAAGGAGAAGAGAGACAACCGGCTTGTCCCGTCGCATCACCAGATCGTGCCAGAAGGAGCCTTGAACCGTTGCAGGTTAGTTGGGCAACTGGCGCATCTTGTGGAAGAGATACAGCCTGCAACGACAAGGGCTCCATAAAGCGCCAGTGGCCAATTTAATGTCCAGCGAACTGGCAACCTGGACAACGGAAGGATTAAGGGCACGGTCCTTCCATGGCTCAAGCAAGGCGTGACTCTAAGCTTGAGCCATTCTCGCCGCTAACGCCCTCGCCGCATAACTGTGGGCGCTGGAGCCGGTCTTGGTTGTGGAGCCGTCGTGGGCTGTGCCACGGCAGGCGCCGCCGCTACAGGAGCCGCTACGGCTGCTACCGGGGGCTCTTCCGCAGGAGCGTGCGAAATGGGAATGATGTTCGAAAGGCTTACCTTCGGATTGCCATCCGCACCAGTCTTGATCTTCACGTCCGCTGAGAAGGTCGTGTCGATGAGATTTTGCGTGTCCGCGTCCTCGCCGGCCTCGAGCAGATCATACCGACCCCATGCCTTGAGATAGCCGACCGTCTGCTCGATAGGCCTGCCCCACTTGCCAAGCTTGTCGCTCAGGCCGAGGTACTGACTGTGAACCTTGGTCCCTGGGTCATCGCCGCTGATTTGGACGCACTTCGCAGTGACGTAGCGCTCGCCGGCATGCTCCCCTTGAGAGTTTACGCCCTCGGTGATACCGGTAATCTGGAATTCCTGCCGGCCTGGGTCTGGTGGAATCCAGCCAGCTCCCGGAACCTTACCCTCAAACTCGTCCATCTTGATACCAAAAACGCCCATTGTGTGTCTCTCCTTGTCAGTGATTGGTTTAGGTTTGATCCTTCTGGCATACCCAGTATCAGGGTGTCAACCAAAAAATACACCCGTTAGGATTTTCGAAGACTGTTCAGAATACTAAAAGTTATCCTTGCTGTAGCGCGAGCATCCTCTAAGGCATCATGAGCATGTAACAGTTCAATTTTCATATTTTTTGCCGTTGTTTCCAGCTTGTAATCTAATGGCTCTATGTTACGTATTGCAAAGTATAACATTGCAAATTGCATCGCGTCCCATACACGCATGTCCATTGGCAAGAAAATATTATAAAACCTGCAAACGTTCAGAATGAACGGATGATCGAACTTAGCCGCGTTGTAGCCACAACCTTGCGCGACGTAGTAACCTTTACCACTCTTGGCTATGCGCTTCTGATCGGTGAACCGTCCAACCCAACCAGCAAACCTATTCAGGGCTAAGCCTCTGTTAACGCCTTCCAAGCCCCATATTTCTGGGTCATAACAATTAGTAAATCCAGACTCTTTCATGCTATTTAGAGAAGCTACTCCCTTTTCAGTAGGTAAAAGCTTCACCTCGAAGGAAGAAATCTCCCTTCCTGTCAAACTATCCATACAAATAGCACCTATTTGTATGATTTCATCTTTGGAAATGTCTACACCCGTCGTTTCAAGGTCAAAAATTACTACGTTCATTTCTACACCTAGTCTATCAGTTGTGCTGTTTTTATTCCGACCTGATTTAACATTTCAATAGAATCTACCATCCTATATAAATCTTTATAGAACAGTTTCTTAACACCACCCATATTTATAATTCTTTTTGCGCACATAACACACTGATTCACAGTTACAAACACAGCCTTTGGAATATCTCTATGACAAGTACAGTTTATTATTGCATTCTCTTCAGAATGCAAACATCCACAATTTCCTGCCTCATGTCTGTCACAATCATGCTGCATACCGGAAGCGTTACCATTGTAACCTATAGCATACACATAGCGATAATCTAATGATGTTATAACAGTTCCTACTTGCAGACGCTGGCAAGTAGACCGTTGTGATAATGAAATAGCTAAATCCATATAAATCTTTTCAAATGAAGGTCTTATACGCATTACCTACCCTCAATTTTGGCGCATGATTCGAGGCCCAGTATTTCCGCAAAGTCATCGTAATGGGGCGAAGGCCCTATGCGAGCGAATCCGGCGTTGTTTGCGTGGGCTCGAGCGAGGCGCATACGAGCTGGCCACGTGCCAAATTTGCGGCCGTGAACGTACCACTCGAGGCCCTTGCTGCCCATGTCCTTGACGTCACTATACAATAACAGGTCTGCATTCCCTGGAAAGAAATTCTTGGAGTCGCCCTTAAGCGTGAAGGTGCGCTCCTTGTCTGAATGGCAAATCCAGATCGAATGAATAGGCCATTTTTTGATGGTTGTCATGAGATGCACAAAGAAGCTCGTAAACTTGCCCCAGTGTTCCCACTCGAGCTTGTTGACTTTGAATTCCTTCTTTATCTCATCCTCGAATAGAAGCTGTGTCGTCGTGAGATTGTCCAGCACGATCGTCTTGCAAGCTACCTCGCCACTCTCAATGGCTTTGCCGAGGGCTTCGAGCTGGACCTTCAAGTCGTCCATGCTTCTGAAGAAGACCACTGGAAGATTGAACTCGGCCAAGGTGCGCATCTCTCCCCGGGCGATGGTAGGCACCAGGAACACTGGGTGCGGCCAAGTTCCGGCGAAGTGCGTCTTGCCGGCGCCGTTCTCACCGTACAGCAGAACGTTGTACGTTGCATCGGACAGCAGATCCGACGTGCTGGACAATCGCAAATTACCCATTAGAACTCACTCCGATCCTTCTTCCGCAAGCCGTCCATCGAGTCTCTCAAGCACATGCCCATGTACTCACACGTCCGGTTCCACATGACGCAATTGTGCATGCGCTGGGGCCATTTCCCGAAATGGGAGCACTCTTCCAGTTCCCAGGAAATTTTCTTCATGGATTTTTCCCAGGCTTTGAGCATCTCATCGGGAATCACTACCTCTTCTTGATAAATCATGACCTCGCGTTCATGCTTTACGATCTGGTCAACCATGAAGGAACGCAAGTCACCTAGATCACACTTTTTCCAGAGCCAAACCTGCCCCAGAAATTGGGGGTTCAACTTGTAGCTGTCGAGCAGTACGGTAGACCTTCTCGCCGCGGTCTTGTGCTCGCAAATTGTCGCCTGACCCTTTACTTGAATGACCGCATCGAGACGCGCCGAGTAGTGGAAGGGCTTCTTCACTTCGAGGGCGAGCTCGACGTGCAAAATGTCTGACTCCGTTATCTTGAGCACGCCCCCTGGACCCCAGAAGCGCGCCCATGCCGATAGCAGTCGACGCGCCTCGTTGGCAGTCACAGGCGCCACGGTAGAAGCCAGGTCGATGACATACCAAAGCGAAGCCCAGAAGGCTTCATCGCCATCCTGCCACGCAAGCAGAGCTTGGGCAATGGCTTCGTGCACCAGTCCGCCGAGCTCAAGCGCAGGGGAGAGCTCGACCGTGGTCAATCGCTTCACGAACTGGTAGAAATACCGCTTCGGGCAGCGAACGAACTCGGCCCACTTGGAGTTTCCCATGGGCGAAGGCCCACCGGCCAAATCTTCTTTTCGAAAAGCAGTTTGCCAGCTCGGCTCTTGCGCGAGCAGTCCGCCCTTGACGTCCACGTTTGAAAAGTCGACTCCAAATTTCATGCTATGCTCTTGGTCCGTTTCCTGCCGGAACGCTTACTATTAGTGGCTTGTCTTTCTTCTTCTCATGCACATCTATCCACGCGGCCTCAATGCCCATGCGAAGAGTCGTGGCCACGAGGTCACTGATTGCCTGCAATTGGACCTGAAGCTCTTCTCGCGTTTGAACGGTTTGCACAACGGCCGCAGCGGCAAAGCGCGCCGAGGCGTAGCCCAACGCAACCAAACCATGCAACGTGGGCATCTCGCCGCCGAAGGCCTTAATCAGTTCGTTTACTGTATTCATAGAAAACTGATTTAGCCCTATGGCCGAAGGAACACCATTCTCGGGTGTTTTTTCCATTAGGGCTCGGGTAGCTTCAGCTACTACTTGTTTTGTGCTCTTCACTGCATTTCCTTTCCGCTTCCCAGTGCGATGTAGATAAACCGGCCGATTTTCCTTCGACACTCTTTACAACAATCTGACAAATCAGCTAGTGACCGTCCAATGTTTACCGTGGTCGATCCATACCATCGGGCGAAAGCGATGCACTCCGCTGCGCTCAGGGGGCTATTGAGCTTTCCGCCTCTTGCCATGATCTCGTCTTCGAGTTCCTTGTGCCGTGCGTAAATACTTGAAATGTCTAATACCTGCCGTAACAAATAGCTTCTAACGTCTCTCCCCTTTCGGAGATTTGCGACGAGTCGATGGACTTCGCAATGCTCTCGACACAAATGTTTAAAGCACATGATTCGAGGATCGACCATCCACATACGCATTTAGGCATCCTCTTTTCCTTCGACTAGAGGCGTTCCAGGTGCTTTACCGGTCAATGCAACAAATCTTACATACTTGTCAAGCTCTGCTTGCTTCGCGTTGAATGCAACCGCAATAAAGCCCATATTGAATACTACAGCGGTTAAGAAAGATACTACTGGCCAACCAAACGTGCCGAGGCTGTATACGGTATAGAAAGCAAGACCACCTAAGATAGCTTCCATTATCAGAAAAGCTAGGAATTTCTTGCTCTTATGCCAAACCTTCTCGATCACATTTTGGGCCATAGGTCTCTCCTATTTCACTCTTAGGTGTACTCTGTCTCCGACCAGTCGAGCAAACTGTATATCGGAATCTCCAGCCTTCAAGGCAGCTAAGAGATCCTTTTTGTTCACTGAAACATCAATACGTAAGAAACGTGGTAAGTTTTTAAGGTCTAGCATTACATGCTCCTTCTCGGGATCTGTCACACCCACAACAATGTAAGACCCTTCTTGCAAGTAATGCTCAATGAACTTTTCCTCATTTTCCACAACGGCGCTTGGCGGATTCTGCTGAACTGAAGCCATGAAGTTCAACGTCTTAAGCTTGTCCACTTTGGCTGTGGTCATTGCCCATAGGACGTAGTCTTCTAAGCGAGCTGCTTGATTTTTCAGCACCTTCGCCCGGTCCGCAAAGGTCTTCGCTCGTTCGGCCCAGACCCCTGCCTGCGCCTCGGCTTCTCGAGCGACCCAGAGACATCGGTCGACCTTGTCTGTGAGCTGGTCTTCGCACGCGGTGAGCTCTTCTTCGAGCTCGGGTGTGACCTCGCCTTCGAGGTCATCAATCGAGTGAATCACCTTCCGAAACTGTTCGATGATTTCAGAAAGTGTTTGCTTGCGAGGTTCTAATTTTTGTGCTTCTTCCATTATTTACTCTCCGCTAGATGCAATTCTACCAGTTCACTAACAGTTACCTCACGCAACGTTAGCTTATCCCCTGATATATCGTCAGGAACAATCTTATGTACTCCAAACTCTACATCGTTCGCATAAGGAAAATTAACTAACAAATCCATTCCAGCAAACATGACCGACTTATGATCTTCTTCGAAGAAGAATTTTGAATCGTCTTCCTCAATGATGTGTCTAAGTGCCGACTCGGCCCCAATGATGTCCGCAGAATCGTCTACTAGGACATTGAACATTCTACGGTACGTCTTCCGTACCAAGATTTTAGCAATTTTCATCATGGTTCGACCCCATTAACATACGTTTCGCGGCCGTGGCAACAATTTCTTGCTCGGTCAAGTACGAATTTTCGGAATCGAGTAGCAGGCGCATCTGAGCCAGCGATCCATCTTCGCCGAGGGCTCCCTCGGACTCCTCTTGCTTCTCTGCAAGGGACAACGCCATGGCCTCGTCCACGGTCCCAGGGACCACGTAATAGTCCGTCCACAGTTCGTCGTAAAGCGAGCCGAAGCGATGGTGACGCTTCTCCGCTTGGATGAGATTGAGCGGTGTCCAGTCGAGGTCCACAAACTGGGCAGCTCGAGCGTTTGACAAGGAGATGCCCGTCGACGCGGCGGCGACCGACGCTATCAAAGCTCGAGGCTCGCGCAGCTTATCAGACGAGCCCCACTCCTCGAGGATACGAGTTCTTTTAGCTGTGGGTGCGTCGCCGGTCATAACATCGACCGGGATGTTGAAGGCCTTGATGCGCTCTTCCAAAATCTTGGCTGTGTCACGGAACCAGACCCACCAAACCACGCGGTGGTGAGTGATCTGGATATGCCCCACGGGAACAGCCTTGGCCTTTTCGGTCGAAATGTGTTGACGTAGCTCGTTGATGATGGTAAGATGAGCCCCAGTTGGGGCAGATACACCTTTCAATATTTCAGTCAAAGTCGGGAACTTCCGCGCAACGGGCAAATCGTGAACGGAGCGATGGTGCACTGGAACCGGGATGCCCATCTGCTCACGGGTCCGCTTGAACACAACCTCGGTGAGTCTTGACGCAAGTTCGTCCACATTTGTTCGGCCTGTATCAACCATGCCCCCATAAGGGCTCGGTGCCGCGCCGCAATATCGAACTCGAAACTCGTTGCGCCCACCGAAAGCCCGTCCGCAAGCCGCGTCGAGCAACCCCCACAAGCTGACCAGCCTATTTCGCATGGGCGTGGCCGTGATCAGATACGTCCGACCTCGAGGTATTCCTCGGAAGGCCTGCGACCAAGTCACGTACTTGTTCGCCACGGTGTGCGCCTCGTCGCAGAGCAGCGTTCCCATGCGGTGCGCGGTGAAGTAGCCCGCGAGCCGGTCTGCCATGGAGTAGGGCAAGATGTAACAGTCGGTCTTGCCCGCCTTCAAGGTCGCCTTGAGCTCTGTGGCGTCTTTGCAAACGTGGAAGGTCCATCCGCATCGGCGGCACTCCGTGCGCCACACGTCGATGACACTAACTGGCACGCCCACGACAATGGGGAGATCTGAAGCGGCTGTAGCAACCGCAGTCTTCCCGCCGCCGAGGTCCAGGGCCAAAATAGCTCCGTGGCGTTGACGTAACCAAGCCACGGCTTCGAGCTGGAAGGGACGCAACCACCCTTGAGATGCTAGTGGAATAGCGTGGTGATCGTCGAGTTGCGTCCCAGTGGGGATAAGCCCTGACAACAAGGGCAGGTGGCTCCGATGGACGTCGACCTTCAAGGACTCGGGTGGCACAGGATTGAGCCAACCACGGTTTGAAGAAAATCCCGTGATCCTGACCCCTGGTATAGAGGATAGACCCCTAGCGGTGCTAGCATAACGCCTGATTTCCTCGGTGTCAAGAGCCCACCAGTCGTTTCCGATCAATTTCATGCTCGCACCTCCACTAAATGACCTCTAATTTCAAGGGGCACCCTGTTTTAATGGAGCTAGAAACATATGTCAACTGAAAAACTCCCTTGCGCCTAAAGGGGTGGCCGTGCTACCCAGGCGCATGCGGAAAAAACTAAGCTCTCCTCTCCCAAAGTGGGCGATAAGTCAACAGGATATTGTTGACGTGGACCTACCTGTTGGATTTCTAAGAGATTTTATTGACTACGTAGAGCTGTGTACGGATGCCCCTAAAGTTTTTGCTCTCGGAACGGGACTAGGTATACTAGCAGTTGCGTGTGGTAGATGCAACGTCGTTGTTAAAAGTCTCGATTCTAATTTAGAGTCTGTTTTGCCTATTCGTTTATGGCAAGCTTTACTAGGAACATCTGGACAAAGAAAGTCCAAGGTGATGGATTTAGGTGTTGGATTATTGCAGCGCACCAATCATCAATTTTTATTGCCTGATGATGGTTCAGTGGAAGCTTGGCACGATGAAATGGTCGAACAACCAATATCTTTAATGTATCAAGAAGAGTTGTCAGGGTTATTTGATGCCCAACAGCGGTCATATAGTCTTGGATTGCAATCTTGGATGCTAAAGTTATGGTCTGGAACAGATAAAGATAGAAAGACTAAAGGTGGTGGTACTAAATCTATAGTGAGGCCTAGACTAAATATTCTCGGAGCCATACCACCGGATATATTTTTGAAAAAAACTAAATCAACTGATTGGAGAAGTGGTTTTCTGCCTCGGTTTTTATATTGGGGAGGTGCTAGAGAAGAATGGTCATCTACTTGTTATAGTGCTCCTAAACAAGAGTTATTTTTATCTGAGCAATTAAAGAATATTCATTTTAATAGTGATGGTGATATAGTAATAACTAGTATGATTAGTAGCTTATTAGCAGAATGGTTTTATGAAACAGTGGAATTAAAAAGTGATATATACCTTGAAGATACTTATGCTGGGTTATTAAGGTTTCAAGAAATGGGTTATGTCATTGCTGCTTTGATAGCAATGTCTAGGTCTATGATGATTGTTAGTAAAGTAGCTTCGAAGCGCCTTCTTGTATCTCAGAGTGACATGCTCACAACAATTAAGATTCTTAACTTATGCAAGAAGACGATTGAAGTTGTATCCAGTAAAGCTAATATGGATGTTATATCGGCTATTGAAGAATCCATAACAGAGCTTCTAACAGCGAATCCGTCAGGTTTAACCATAAAAGAGGTGTCTAAGAGACTAAGAATCTCTACTAGAGAGGCGGGCGCTCATCTAAAGTTGCTCACCGCGAATCAACAAATATCAGTAACTTCCCGGCCTGGTCCTGGTAGAGGCAGGCCCACTAATGTATACAAAGCTAATGAATAGCGAATTAATTCTCGAAAAGACCCGCGAAAACATTTAAAAACGGCGAAATCCTAAATTATCTCAAGTAGTTGCTGATTTAAGGTATTTTTATTTAATTCACCCCCCCTCTCTCTCTTTCTCTCTCTCAGGAATACCCTAGTAGGTATCTCCTTTGCATACTCATTATGCACACTATATGCAAGGAATGAAACTGAACGAGCATCCTACCCTTGCAGGTGTTCCCGCGAAGATATCGGTGTGCGCGTGATCAGATCTTTGAAAATAGGAAATTAAAAAAAAATATTCTAAATACCTATGTAAGAGCATGAGATCACTAGGTTTGTTTGTTTCCGATTTGACTACTTTGGACTGTTTTCATTTCTAAAAATCCGGGATCGTTTGGCTTTTCGTCTTTATCGTTATAAGATATTTATGTGTTTTTAGGGGGGTATTATTAAGGTAGACTCTTGTCAATGCGTCGGTACGAAACGGGTAGACTGTCGTTACAACGTTGAGATGACGCGCCCGTCTTAGCTTCAGACGACGTCGTCTCTTCGCTTCAGACGACACCCGTCTTCGCTTCAGACAACAGTTGTCTCGAAACCGTTCTATGGCTCTTGAAGCACTAAAAGCGAGTTATAGTTGTTGTTAGTTATGGATATTATTAGTGAATTAGCTAAGCTTGTGATGTTGTTAGGGACAGAAAGAAAAGTTGAATCCTCGTGGTTTTTTTTGCTTGACACTGTTGGAAGCTTTGGTAAGCTGCTGGGCAATGAATGCGGCTCTGCATGATCTCTGCTTGTTTTGGGTGCCCAACAGGGTAGCCCCATCTCCGCGTAGTTCCTCTGTAAATACCGAGAATCCTGATGATATTTGTGCCTATCAGGACGAAGTGACCGCTCTCGAAACCCTACGCGAAAAGCTGAGCATGATAGCCCAAAAGGCTACTGGGACCATTCACGAACTCCCCCAAATTGACGGCGCTCCCAAAGTCATCGAGAAGCCATGGGCTACCTTCGAGGCAGGGCAGCGTTATGTAGCTTGGAACCTGTTCGCCATCGACCCTGTTAGCGGTCACGAGGTCCAGCTCTCAAAGCGCCTCGAAAACGTTGGCGGCGGAGTCATGTGGGTAGAAACTCCCCGGTCGAACCGGGGGGTGGTTCAAAATTCCCCACCTCTAGAGAACGTCCAGAAGGGATACCGGTGCGAAATGTGCCGGCGATTCTCTTATGAGCAGGGGCAGAAGTGGCTCAATCAAGAGACGCATCGCTTTGAAAGCTCAAGCGCGCAGATGTGGCGTGACGTTGTAGAGCTCGTCGCTGAGAATTCGGAAGTGGAAGTGCCGAATTCTCTGTCAGACTTCGGCGCGTGCTTGGAAGATTCCAAGCTGGTTACAAAAATGTACCCAGGCTGTAATAAGTACAAAGCTCGCACACTTTGGAGGGTCGAGGCATGTCCGCCAACGGGAACGACCCCCGGAAGAGAGGAGAGTGGCGAGTCTCGCCATGGGCGGTAACAACCGCCAGTGAGGCTCGAAACGTAGCAGGGCCAAAGATGATCGTCCCAGATTCCCAAGCGAATTCAATGCGTTTGGCGTCTGGAAGGCCCCACGGACTGTGTACACATTTTTCGTTATCCGATGGACAGGCGCTCGTTAATGAACATATGTTCTTTACCGAGCTTTTGAACGGAGGATTGTCGGACACTGCTTATCTGCCAGAGTGGCTGGACAAGAAAAGCGGTTACGGGATTTGTGCGCTCATTGGTTCGGATACGTTGATCCATGCTCTGCATCCGGGAACTTGTACGCTAGACCAAGCGCAAGCTTGGGGAAAAGCTGAAGGATTACACGCTTGGCGCCGAGGCGACGGCGATATAGTCGCCTGCCCCTGCTGGCAAGAGAGGTCTGAACAGGCTGGCAAGGGTTCGAGGCGGCGATGATCTCACTTATCCCACTTCAAGACCTGCTCGTGATAACCCTGATTTCCGTGGGATTCTCATTCGTTGTGACCGGTTCCACGATAGGATATCCCATACGCTACGTGGCTTACAAGGCCCTCGGCTGGATAGGCTCGAGCCCCATTTGGCTGGACAGTATCGCTCGTTGTCCGTATTGCCACGCATGGTGGCAAGGGCTCGGGTGGGCCTGGTACACCGGCCACGGATTGTGGGGATCTCTCCAGGCGGCGTTCGTTGCATGCGGCATTGCCGCTATAGTACAAGCTCAGTGGTCACTCGCGGCCGGGAAAGAAAGTTACATACGGGAAGGGCGCAATGTCTAAAGTCAGCAAAGACGAGGTCTTGAAGGCCTTGGGCCAAGCCCAAGTGCAGGGTGTCAAAGAGGCTGTCAAAGAGCAGGCCAAAGAAATGGGGATGCTCAGCGGGATGATGCCTGGCAGGGCGAATCCCGTGGTTACAGGGGCCTTCGAGCAGGTTGCCCAACAGGCAACTGCCGTCCGCCTGAACATCCAGCGACGCGATCCAGTCTCGGGCAAGATGACCTACATTCGCGGGCCTGGTGAGATTGACGCGAATCTCATCGCCAGCAAAGGCCTTCCTGAGATTATCGATGACTGGTGCGGCGGCGGCGAGTACACCGTCGAGGTCATGGCGCCTGGGCAAGAGCGCCTCATGCAGAACTTCACGGTCGGCGGGGCTCCGCAAGATCCTGGCTATCGAGCGAAGACTGCCGTTGCCGGTGGGGTTCCGGTCAATCAGGCCTATGACCCCTCGCATTACTTCGGTGTGCCAAGGCCGATGTACGCCTCTCCGCAAGACAACTCGAGCAATATGGCTGTCAAAATGATGGAAATCATGATGGCCAAGGAAATGATGAGTGCCAAGTTGGGCAGCGTATCTAACGCAGGTCAAGCCTCGTCCGAGGTTCAAGAACTCCGCGCCGAGCTCGCTCGCATGCGAGATGACCAGAAGCGCGCCGAAGAAGATCGCCGCCGCACCGAAGAGATGGAACGCTTGCGGCGCGAAGCGGCCGAAGACCGGCGCAAGTCCGAAGAGCGCTTCGAGAAGCTGCTCGCGGAGATGAACAAGGACAAGACCCCGGCATGGGTGGGCTTGGCACAGGCGGCGATGCCGGCGATTGCCGAGGTGTTCCGAGGCAAGGACGCCACAATGGGCTTGCTCTCAAACACGTTCGGAACGGTCCTGCAAGCTCAGCAGATGGCGTCAAATCAGCAAGCAGAGACCTTCAAGATGTTGCTGAACCGGCCCACGGCCACCGACGAAATCTCGAAGATGACCTCGGTCTTCGCACAGAGCCAGCTCACGAATCTGCAAACCATCAACCAGATCGTGAGCTCGGGCCTGCTCGACAAGGGCGGCGGACATCCACTGGTCGAGCTTCTCTCGCAGATCATCGATCAGGGTGGGCAAGTGCTTCAGGCAGGTCTGTCAAACAAACAGGCCGCGGGCAACATCGCCGGCATGGAATCGGAACCAGCTCCAGTGCTTCCGACTCGAGCAAGCTCCGAGGTTCCGCAACTGCCGGCTCCCAAGGATGCCCAGAAGCAATATGACCTGAACGCAGATCCGAGCTTCCGCGTCATCATCGAGCAGATCAAGGGCGATGGCGACCCACGTGAGATCGCTCTGCGACTCTATCGTCACGGACAACCGCTCCGAGAGGACCAGGGACACCCGTTGGCGAAGTCCTGGTGTCGAGATCCCGAAAGCTACTCACGTCTCATCCTCAGTCAGCTAGGCGTGGCAGACTCACGCATTCAGCAGATCACAACTGCCCTGGTCGACCTCGCGCTGTGGGTCAAAGATGGTCGTGACCCCGAGGAGTTTGCGCAAGTCGAAACACGTCGCCGTCGACGCAAGAAGTTGATCCCTTCGGCGTCGCCCGAAATGCAGTCGACACACGGCTTCTCGTTCAGCGATCCTGAAGAGGGCGAGGAAGACGACGACAACGGGGAAGAGTTTTACGAGGATGAGACTGACCGAAGTCTTGAAGACGACGAACTCAACGGCGAAGACGAGCGGCAACAAGAATTGAGCGCGGTCATTGCAGAAGAGGCGCGGACTGCCGAAGCTTCTTCAGTCGCGGAGTCGTGATCCATGGCGGTCAACATCGACCGCGGACAGATTTCGGTGCGCTTGACGGACGACCAAGCACGCGCTCTCGAGCGGTATCGAGTAACGCTTCAGAAGCGTATTCGCTGCCACGCTCCGGGGTGGTCATGCAGTTCGGCACATGCAATCCGCGATCTGATTTTACGAGGATTGAAGACCGAAGGCCTCATTCCTGACGTAGCCGAGCCCCCCGAATAACGGTTTCCATTAGTTAACCTCAAAACCCCCTCGATTGACCTCTGTATACAACCGCCTAATATAATTGCGGTTTCATTAAACACACCGGAAAACCTAAGTATTCAAAAACACCCAGGATTTCGCTATTGACCACTAAATAGCTCGTTGTAGTCTGCCAGTGTATGAGTCTACCTGGCAGAAGAATTGTCGATGCACAATTCGGGACAGCCGAAGTTCACGACGTCTATTCGCTCAACGACCGCTTGTCCCTCATCAACGGTCAAGTTTTCAAAAGCCTGCGAGACCCTTCCATACGCGCCCTTGCGTTAGACCTCGTTCGAGGCACCCCGCAACATGGCAATGAATCCGAGCTCTCAGAACTGTCGCGAGTCTTCTGGTTCGTCAAGAAGAATGTTGAATACAGGCAAGACCCACACCAGTACGATTTATACTCTACAGCTTCTAGGACTATCCAGGTGCATGCGGGGGATTGTGACGATCACTGCACGTTGATCGCTGCCCTGGTAGGAAACCTTGGATTCATCCCAGGGGCTAAAGTGATTTCACCGGATGGAGCTAACTGGCACATCTACGCGCTCACTTCAGTGTTTCCGCGTAGCAACCCGCAAGCTCCCACGGCAAGATATTTAGCTCTCGACACCACACAACCGGCAAGTCACCCAGGGTGGGAACCTCCCGCGAAGTTCCAACGCTACGCACGGGTGGTCACGTTCACTGAAAGTGGGCCACTGGTCCAAACCGTGAGGTAATCATGGAATATCATCGTTTCATTACGGACCCCAGTCGAACATTGTCCGCGGCAGATCGCATGGACGTGTTTGGCGGCGGGATGGACCCTGCTGGCCTTGGCACCTTGGGAGCTCCCGTGAATCCGGCGCACGTCTTCGAGTACCTTGGCGAGAATCTCCCCCCTTCAGGGAATCCGAAGGACTTCATTGGGCGCGGTGGGGCTCGATGGGCTCGTGGCGCGCAAGACGTCTACGGTGGTAAGTACATCACCGAGACACAGAACCGCTTCTCACCCAACACGAAGACGATCACGGTCGAGGATGCACAGCCGGTGGTCATGCGGCCCGACGAGCTCACCGAGATCAAGAACAATTCGCAGATTGTTCGGGAGATGACTCAGAACATCGGCTCAGTCCGAATGTTCCCCGCCCGTCCGAATGCGAACCACTTGGCCGAGCAGGTCAGTGCCGATGCCGAGGCGCGCAACACGCAAGACCAGGCTGTCGCGCTCGTCTATGAGAGCCAAATGGACGCCATTCGAGCATCACATTTGGGTGCTCGAGCTCGAGGAGCTGCTCTTCGCGGTGAGACCATCGGTGCCATGTCATCGGCCATGCCGCTGGTTCAGGCTCGCAAGCCCATCCTGTCAACGAACACCGTCCGCATGCAGGCGCCAGCGCCGAAGACCATGGTGACGCTCTACCCCGTCGTGGGAAAGGCGAGCTCCCCGCCAGCCGGTAGCAGTGACCCCGCGCCAGTGTCGTTCACGACCGGCGAGAACATGTCTTTGGCAACCTTCCCCACCACCTCGAATGGTTCCTTTTCGGCCGAAGAGGCTGGCATGGGAGAAACCTACGTGGACACGCGCTTCGAGCCCACGAAGGTCGCGATGATTCTTGGTGGCGTCGCAGTCGCGGCCGTTGCCGCTTATTTCCTGATGAGGAAATAACTCATGAAGACTTGGGCATGGATTGTCGGTGGAGTCGGAATCGCGGCCGGCGCATGGTGGTATCTCAAAGGGCGCAACTCTGCAATGCCTGAAGCGAGCTACCCCGAAGGCGTGGTCCCTGGTGTAACTCCCGGTTATCCCCTCGCTCCGAGTGCCGATGAGCTCCCGCCTGACACCGCTCAGCAAATGGCGCCTGCCATGGGAGAAAGCTATGCCACTCCAGCACAGTCATCTTCTTCTCAAGCGTCCGCTGTCAGTACAGGATACAGCGAGCCTTCGACGAACACCCCTTCGAGCAGTGGAGCGCCATATGCCGTGGATACCGGAACTGGGACGACCACGCCTTCGGCGAAGACGTCGTTCCCCTCGATAGCGCCCTCTTCTCCTTCGGTGGCGACGACGTCCTACGTGCGTCCTATCACGCCTTCACCGAAGCCTTCGGTAGCTTTGATGTTAGCTCCGAGGCCCACGGTAGCTCCGCAAGCAATGCCTACCGTGAGTCTGCCAAAGACGGTGATACCTTCACAGCCTACCGTGAGCTTGCCAAGTCCGGTGGTAGCTCCGAGGCCTATCGTGAGTTCACCGCGGCCGGTGGTAGCGCCACAACCGACCAAGGTCATGGTCACGACGTATCGAAGCCCGGTGACGAGCGCCACGCGAACGGTTGTCGTTCCAATGTCGAAGGCTCCGATGCCGGTGGTCGTCACTCCGATGCCAAAGAGTCCAACACCGCCCGTCGTGACGAAACCTTTGACCAGGCCCCTGGCCGTGGTCCGACCGACGAACCTCCGAGGCGTCTATGCCGTTGGGGCAGACTTCACCGAGGCCGAGTATCGCGCCATGGGCGTTCGAGCTGAGCTCGAGACGCGACGGCGTGAGTGGGCAGCAAACCAAATGGCGGAAAATGCCGCCGTCAACGCTCGGAGATAGTCATGGCCAAAAAAGGTGCACCTCGACGAAAACGCCCTTCACTTTGTAGCGCTCTCAAGTCTCAAGCAGAGTTTGCACTCAAGCGGTTTAGAGCGGCTCGAAAAGCAGAAAAGGCATGCGCTGCTAAGCCGTCGGGCGACAAGTGTGATCTGTCTTTGAAGAAGGCTATCACTCAAGAAGCTCGAGAAGCGTTTCATACTGAGGCTGGACGCATCGAAGATAATTGCGGGAACGCAACCATTTCTAAGGTGCGCGTAATGGCCATGAAAACAAGAGTGTATCAGAAGTAAGGATGGGCGTCAAGAGATAGATTGGAGATCCCGACTGTGGCTAAGGCTATCACACTTTCAGGCGTAGGACAACCGGCCAATGTTCCTTGGCAGTATCGTGCATGCACGCCTGTTGAGGTGTTTTCGCCGCCTCTCAACCAGAACGTGACGGTATGCCGCGAGTCGCTTCCAGCGGCCACGCCGACAACGGTTGTGCCGGCCGCTCCAATACCTATGCCGAAGAAGCGCGGCAGGCCTCGAGGCTCGAAGCCCGGCGCCCTCGACAAGAAGGGTCGACCGATTCACAGGCCGCAGTTCCCGGCATGCTCCCGATACGAGTGGATTCAGACGAAAAAAGGCCCGCGGTGTAAGTGCACTCGCGGTCAAGGAAAGTATGCCCCGAATGACATGTGTCGTCGAGGGTCAAACAACGCGGGCTAGCTTTGCCCGTAGGAGGTCGACATGGGAAAAGACATGATCGCCCGCAACGACGGGCAAGATGAGTCGGATGGCGATTTCGGTGCGCTCGACATTCAAGTGTTGAGTGGACTGGACCTCTCTGCTGACAACGTGATCCCGCCGATTCTGGGCGTGGGCGCGGCGGCGATTTCCTCGCTGCTCGTCCGAAAGTTCGTCGCGCACGAACTCGTCCAGAACTGGGCAGATGCGATTGGCGGCGTGATCGGTGCGGCTCTCTGCATGCCGATCAAATACTGGAAGGGCGACGAAGCCATGAGCTCTGCCATGGTGTCGTCTCTCGCTTACGGCGTGGTCACAACTGCCGTGAAGAAGCTCGGCCCCATGCTCGGCATCGGCTATCTGGTTCCCCAGATGAGCGGCCTGGCCATGGAGCGCATGGGCTATCTGCCGCAGATCCCGACCATGTCCGCTCAGCAGGCATCCATTCCACGTGAGGTCCGTGCGTCCGCTGACATTTCGGCTTTCGGCCGTCCGTAGTCAGTACGCAAAAACAAATGCCGCTTTAAGGCATAGAAGACCGCAAAGGTCACAAGAGGTTTCATCATGGCACAGATCAAGAAAATCGAATTCGGCGACGGCTCCCAGGTCACGATCACTGATTGGGGTAAACGGTAATTGCCCCCCACTCCCGTGAGGGAGATGGGATAACCGGGTGAAGGAGGAAACTCCGGTGCGAGAAGGAAGAAACAACATGAATTCGTGGACTGTTGGAACCCGTTTCCTACAGTTCCCCGAGTTATATGTGTCGTCATCTTCTCGTGCCTACGGGGAAGCCCGACCGGCCCCTTCTGGGTCGAGGGTAATCCCGTCGGAAGCCTTGGGAAGCACAACAAGTACCAAGGAACCGCTAGAGAGCAGAGCGACGAGCAGTGCATGCAGTAATTCGCTCCACGAGTGCCCGGCACCCTTTGAGGGTGAAGATGTGCTCCGATCCTCGAGGAAACTCGAGAGCTGGGATAAAGAGCCCAGCGAAGACATAGCGGCTAACTGAGGGAACGGATTACCCCCTCTGGTCGCGCATCTGCGTCACGGCGGCAGGCTTCGGCACGGACCAGGCCTTCTTCCAGTACCAGAGTGGACAGGCGGCGCCTGGCATCACTCTGTCGACCGACCTGGACACGAACATGCTCGCCAACGGCCAGCTCCCGGCGTCGCATGAGTTCCTCGTCTACTCGTTCCAGATCATCCCCGATGAGATCCTCGGCGTGGACACGACCGTGGCCGAAGTGACCTATGCAGCGGGTCATCACCTCCCCGAAGTGGACGTGACAGCGGGATTCCAGAAGATGAACCAAATCTTCAACTCCCTGCTCTTCCAGTTCCGCATCGAGCAGAGCAAGACCTACGTGGAAGGCCCCATCGGCTACTTCCCCGCAGGCGGCGGCGCGCACATCGAGCACAACTCGGCTGTGGACGGTCAGGCTTCGGAAGCCGCGTCCTACATCGAGGCCTATGCGATCCACAACGGTCGCCAAGGTTGGGATCACGTCCGACGTCTGTGGATGCCGATCTACATCGCCGGACTCGAGACGTTCCGGGGCACCCTGCGTGCTCCCCGCGGCGCGTTCAACACTGACACGCCCATCGATTGGGACTTCGGCATGGGCTTCACCTGCCGCATGACCGGCCCGCGCAAGCGCCCGACCTACTGATCGGTCGCGTGTTCGAATTCTGCCCCTGGGTGGCTTAAAAAACACCCTTCCCGTTGGCTTGGCTGTCCGGGGGCAGTCTCGAGAACACGACCCATAGGAGGCTGTCAGATATGGGAAAGATGAAATACGTGCCCCACTGGATTCATTCCCGTGTGGTTGTTACATCGATAGGCGACGTTATAGCCGATCCTGAAGCCTTCATGAACAAGACCATGTGGCCGTTCAAGATCGAGCATCTAACAATCTTCGGTTATCCCCTAGATGTGGCGAATAACTTTTGGCGTTGGGGTGGTATCGGACCACTTGTTCAGGGTGAAATTGGTATCAGTGGTGCAACCGACGTGAACCTCGTGCCCGCTTATGTGAGCGCTTCATTTGGCCGAAAAGAGCCGCATCTTCAAACGGGCGCGTTCATGCAGGGAACAACCATGAAGTTCAAACATCCGTATTTGCTCCCACGTGATAGTGGGTTCAATGTCGAGTGTACTTTGAACATTGATGATTGTGGCACAAACACCTTGGCCACTGCTATGAAGCATGGAATAACGGTGTTTGGCACAAAGGTGCAATCAAATAAGCCTGCCATGTTTGCGGGTTTGTTCAGACATTTGAACATGCCCACAGGAAGCTCTTTCTCTGTTGAGACGGCAGACCTCTTGAATGATGGTGAAGAAGACGTGTATGTCCAGAGCATGCAATTGACGCATCCTATGGCAGACATGCAAAACATCCTTATGGGTGTTTACTGGAAAATAAATCCGATGTCTGGCGTGACTTGGATGGACTCACCCATACATATTTCAGGAATTACCCCCTACACTCAAGGGGTGTTTTTACAAAGGGGTATCGCACCATTCTCGTTGACTCCGCTCGAGAACACCTACCTTTATCGACGGCAACGGCTTGGAATCAAGTTGACACCTCTGGTGACAGAAGATCAACCCGTCAACTTGACGCTCTTTGGATATTTGGAGGTCGAGTGATGGCTAAGAACTATCTCCCCTTTGCTCGCCGTGTGTACCTCACGGTTCCTGTAGGAGCTCGAAGAGCGGTCCTTCGTGAGCAGTTCTCTAGCGGCATGGGAAATCGGACATTTTTGTCCGACGTTGCTATCGACTTGGTTGTTGATGACCGCGGGCTAGGAACCCAGTATGATTATACATGGGCAAACGCTCGAACGCTCACTGAGCGGGTGTTCATGCGAATGGGAATCTTCGGGCGTCCCTATCTTACCGAAGATTTCTATCCCATCGCCCTGTTCAACGATCTTCCCCTTGAGGAGTCGGGTGTCTGGCGCTTGCCAAAGCCCTACACGATCTTCCCGGGCGAACGTATGAAGGCCGCTGTGCGCTTCTCCCCAGGCGGCGCGGTTGCCCCCTTGCCGGATGATGCCTATGCAGGCGCTTGGGCAACATGGCCAAGCATCTCGTTCCATGGGGTGCGGCGGGATAACAATTGGCCAATCGTTCTTTATGACACCTTCCCTTCGACGTTTAATGGTGCAGATGTGTTCGTGAACCCCCCACTTGGAACGCCAACGATTCTGCAAGGCCCTCGGTTGCAGTGTCCCCAGGAAACTGAAGTCGACATTTACGCCGTCAAACACCCGACCACGGGTGGTGCTGGCGGAAATCAAAACCCTGGTGTGCAGATTTGGAGCCCTGATGGGCGCAAGTGGTGGGAAAACGATCTATGGCCTGAAATCCTACTGCCGACCTTTATCATCAAGGATCTTCGCGGCCCTGAATGGGTTCTTGATTCTAGCGAGACCTTGCTGCTTGAGTTTGAGAATCTTGGAGAATACGCCTTCACGAATGTTCTCGTGCTCACATTGCGCGGCCAGGTCGAGGTAGAGATATGAAAAACATTTTTGTAACAACCCCAGGTGTCCCACGACCTACGCTTGCCTCGAGGTTCACAGCCATAAAGGGTGAGCGCCCGAAGACTTTGACAGAAGTTCCGGCCGGTGAGGCTGTTTCCGAAGTATATCCGTGGATTTCCAGTTTGAAACAGGTTATTTCGGGTGTTGCACAAACCGAGACGCGGATTGTTCGTGCTGGTTATGGTTCGTCGGCTTTCATCAACAATACCGACCGGTTCATCAACATCAAGCAGCTTCGAATCTTTTGCATTGCGCCCGTTGGCGCGACTCTCACAATGGGCAACTTGATGATAGGTAATCGTTTAGGAATCAAGGTTCGGCATACTGATTTTGAAGTAGTGTCCGAATGGATTCCTTGTGGTATGCTTGCAACGCATAACAATCTCATTGCGGCATCGCCAAGACCCAATTTCTGTATGTCGTTGCCGACACCTTATTACTTGCAATCAGGGCATCCCTTCAGGGTCAGGATACGGGCTACGAATCCTTACCATGTTCCTGACGTAGACTACACCTTCTTCATGACACTATTTGGCAAAGACCCAAAGAATGGAAAGCCCTATGAGCTTTGCAAGCAGGTAACGATTCCTTACCGTGCCGCGCCTGCTGTGAGCGATGCGAATCCATTGTATGTCGATGTGGTGTTCGATGAAAATCGAGATTACCCCATGCGCGACATGCTCTTGACGAACATCATCTTTGCAGCAACGCCCTACACGAGCAACGTTCCGGCCGTGGTTCTGCAATATATTCAACAACTGGATTTTCAGATTATGCCCCCAGAAGGACCGAAGTGGATGGACTTCGCAGACTGGGCGCCTGTTGGAAATCTCGTGGACCAGGCGGTTGCAGCGTTCCTGATCATTCATAAGCCCGAGACGCCGATTCCATTCTTGCCAAGCCAACAAATTGACATTGACGTCAAAGCATTGCTTAATTTGTCGTACAGTCCTAATGGTGAAACATTCACTTTCGAAGCGCCCTTGTGGTTCACTTTGATTGGAACACAAGAACAGAGGGTGACACGATGAGCCAGCTTGACCGCTATATGTTGAAGTCATCGCCCGAAGTGATCGTCAAGGTCCAAGTTCCGTCGCTTGTCACCCTTTGGGTGGTCCCCGTCGTGGACATGGAAGATGAGACCTTCGAGTCGTCGATGGTCTATATCACGATCAACGACGAGACAAAGTGCCGCTTGTGGAAGGGGACACCCCTCATGACGAACCGGCTCCACTTCCTGCATCTCGAGGCCGGTGATTCCGTTTGGGCGTGTACTCGTGACCAGGCTCTTGTAGGAATCCAGATCGACGCGGAGAACTGAAGATGGACGTCACCTACGGGCATGACCAGCGCTGGCCGGCAAACACATGGATAAACCTGTGGGTTGAGACCTACAATCGCCCGCCTGTCATGCCCTCGGAGATGCTTCCCGAGCTCGAGGCTCTTGGGCTCGACGTGCTGAATCCCGAAGAGGGTGTGTTCTCCGTGTTCGGCGAATCCTTGGTGAGCTACGATCCAGACCAAGAGATCGGCAAGTCGCTCGTGATCGTGCGTGACCGTAGTGGTCTTATGACCAAAACCAATTTGATCTCGTCGCTCGCGCAGGCTCCCTGGACACCCGTCACGTCGGGACCGTCCATGCCCTCTGTGTCATATTGGCCGGGATTGTCCGACACGCTCAAGACGAACCAGGACACGATCACGGCGCTGTGGGAAGCTCAAAAAGGCGTCGAGGATGCTTGGAGCTTTGCCAAGTTTTTCGGGACCGTTCTTAAGGTGGGAGCGGTGGGTTTGGTCGGGATTGTGTTATACTCGATCTACACCAGAGCCATGCCGGAACCCAGCATGTATTATAAAAGAAAGAGAATCCGATGAATACGAATGACAAGATCAAACTCGGAGCAAGTCTCTTGAAGGCGCTCGTTGCCGGCGCGGCAAAGAACCGTTCACAGCGGTCCAACGAGAATGCAAAGCAGAATACGAACTTGAGCGGCTGTGGAGGTTGCTCGCGTTCTGATCACAAGTGAGGTGAGTCATGTCAGAACCCTGGGAAGCCGACGAAGACACCAGTTATTGGGATACGACAACGCAGGACTACAGCTCGCAAGCTGAACGCGATGCAGGTGGTCAGACGTTGGACGAGTCGTGGGAATACCAGACGGACGACTACGGCTACACCAAGCAGGACAACAGCCAAACCACAGGCTACAAGGAAGCGCGCAAGACCGAGATCAAGCGGATTCAGACCGCCCTCTTGCGAGCGACCTTCAACCCCGGCACCATCGACGGCTCTTGGGGTCCGAAGACCTGCTCGGCCATGCTCGCCTTCCAGAAGAGCCGCTTCGGCTCGGCCAAGAAGGCCTGGCTGGATATCGAGACGTGGACCAAGCTTGACTTTGACATGAGCACCTCGAAGCGATTCGAGGATCTCTACGGTCGGTCTTGCGGTGGCACTCCACCGGCCGGCTGGACGGGCGCGGGAAGCGGCACGAATGTCGGAATCAACACTACCGAAATCCAGAAGATTCAGTATGGCCTCGGCGTGCTCACAACAGGCAAGTTCGACAAAGCAACGTGCGAGGCGCTCTACAAGAAACAGGCGGCTCTCGGGGTAAGCGGGTCCGTGCTCACGAAGCGCGTCTTCGAAACGCTCGGCTTCACGACCTCGGACGCTCAGAAGTTGGCTACGCAGCTCGGCACGGCTTGCACAGCCTACTACAAAGCGGCCGGGACCACAACTGGTGGCGGTGGAAGTGTCACGCCAGCGAAACCGCCGACTCCAAAGCCACCTACCCCGGCAGTGAAGTGCGCGACGGGTTACACCGCAATCAATGGCAAGTGCACCTTCACAGGATGCCCCATTGGCTACGTCCGAGATTCGAAGGGCGCGTGCGTTCAGCAACAAGCCGCAGGGCTCAGTGGATGGTGGATTCTCGCTGGCATGCTCGTCGTGGGCGTTGGCGGGATGATTTTCATGAAAGACCAGAAGCCTGGTAAGAGGCGCCGATAATGCCAATCGTTCACGCACAATTTGGACTTCCGATTTTCATCGCTGATGACGGTGAAAAACCCCAACGTGGTGCGTTCTTCGCGACGAATGCCAAATGGACGTTGTCCGGCATTGCGAAGGCGGCGTACAACGACAGTTCGGCGTGGAAGATCATCAACAAGAACGGCTGGAACACCTCGAATCTCGTCTACCGAGCAGATTCCACGAATTGCTCTTCGGCAAAGCGTGAGAGCTCGTGGGCGCTCACGACTCTGTCGCCCGTGGCGAGCACGAAGTCGGCATTCATTGCGTTGTGCCAGCGCGATGCGAAAGCGGTTCTGTCCATTCCGGCGAGGGGCTTCAAGTTTCCAGTGATCTGGATTCCTGACCTCGAGAAGATGCCTTTGCCAGTCGCCGGGAAGCCTGTTGCGGAACCGGAAACTCAACCGGTCGGGCCGGCCGTGTTCGTCGATGCAGTCAAGGCGGACATTGACATCGCCGTGGACCCCGGCAAGCCCACGAGCGACGGCTCTGGGAGCGGCTCTGGCGGCGGTTCGGGCGGTGGGTCGTCCATTATCACCCCTGGGACACCACGGCCGCAAGAGGCGGGCATGGGACCGTTTGTGCTAATCGGTGGCGGACTGCTCATGTTGCTTGGCCTGTTCATTTGGCCGGTGACGAAAGGCAAGAAGCGTAGATGAGCGCGGCGGTTGTGAAGCATGTGGAAGTTCTTGAATCTCGCCTTGTGGCGTTGTGTGTCTGGTGCAAGCGTGACGCGGATGACGCAGCGCAGTGGATTTCCTTGAACGGCCGGCCGGTGGTCCCTCTCTGCTCAAGGTGTCATAAAGACGTTGAACGAGTCGCTCAAGCCATGGTTGTTTTTGGGCGCTTTGTGCTGCCAAAGATGGTGAAGAAATGACAGCTAAGTCTCAAGATGTAAAAGTCTTTCCCGGCGATGAGAGCACAAAGTTCCGCTTGCTCGAGCGCACCATCGACACTGGCGCTGACCCCGCATTTGCCGAGGCGCCGCCCTACATCCTGAACGCCACAGGCAACAATGCCAATGGTGTGGACGTGACCAAGTGGCACTCGGTGACGGTCACGCACACCGCACAGGACTATTCCCAAACGGGATGGACTGGGTGTTCGGTGACGTTCATCCCGTGGCGCTACTACAAGCCGATCACTCCCCAAGCAGCGGCAACACCTCCCGCCGTGAACATCCCGCCGCAAGGTGCATGGATCGCGGACAACGAAGAGACCATCGCCATTGACGCGGTGCTGCTCGGCGTCACTCAGCAAAAGGTGTACTCGACGCTCAACTGTGATCGCATGTTCTTCCAGATCACGAGCGTTCTGAGCACTGACGAAGAAGAGGCAGTCATTGCCGGCGCCGAGGTCATGCGCCAGTCAGTGTTCGGCGTGACGCCTCGGCAGGACGATGGATATTCGCCCACCGTGGTCGGCGCGGCTGGCACGGGCGGCTCGGGCGGCGGCGGCACGGTCACGATTCCAGACCCGATCAACAATAACACGATTCAGTTGGCTGGCAATGCCATCGACCTGCAAGCGGGCAACGTCGCGGCAGGAACCCAACGGGTCACGATTGCCACTGACGACGTCAACCTCGCGGCGATAAACACGAACATCGCAGACATCGAGACTGACACCGGGGATATCGTCACCAATACTGGTACGATAGTCACCAATACCGGCAACACCGCGACGTCTGTTGCCATCATGGACGACTGGGACGCGGTCCACGATGCAGTGGCCGGGACCGACGGCGTGCGCCTCGAGGGCTATGCGTCCGACTCACAAGTCACCGCGGTGTCTGCGAATGCGGATGACGTTCGCTTGGCTCTGAGCAAGCACGGCGAGGTCTACGAGGCGAATCACACCTACGCCACGCAGAGCAACCGCACTGAGGAAATCGACCCCGCCAATCAGTGGTACGAATTCTCAACGTTGGTCGCTGTCACGAACGGCGCCGATGCCACGAATTACTACTACATACCCATGGCGGCGTACACCCGCCTGGACATGCAGTTAATCTTGAGCGGTGGCTCTGGTACGGTTACGGTCACTGTCGAAGCTTCCGTGCAAGCAGACGGCACGGCTCCCGCAAGCTTGAACTATCTCGACGTCACAAATCAAGCTTACGGCTCGGCAAGCTTCACAGCCAGCATCATGCTAGTGGACAATACGCAGTTCTTCGGCGCATTCAATTACGTCCGCGTGAAAGTTGTGGCCTCGACGGGCGGCGCGAACGACGGCGATTGGACAATCTACATAAAGAAGACGTGGGAGTAAACCAATGGCGGTACGTGGACGCACAGCGATCTATCCGGTAAAAATCGATCAAACGACCGATTCCGCCGCCGTGGTTGATTATGAACACAAAGAGGTTCATACCGGCGACGCCTTCTATGTGACACAGGTTGATGAGGTTGACTCAGCAGGTATCACATCTCATCGTTTTTATCCGCCAAATACTGTAGAGTGGATGCACTTCTATTTTTCTATCGAAGCGCAAGCAACCTGCTTGATAGAAATAAGAGAAGGCATAAGTGATGCCCTAGAAGCTAACTCGGGCATACGCAACCGAAATCGTAATTTTTCCGACGCTTTGTCTACTATGGGTCATGAGAGACAACTCGCCGCTGCTACGGGTGGTACGGTGATATGGTCGTGGGCCAGTGGCGGGGCTACTGCGAGTGCCAGAACCCCGGCTGTCACAAGACAAAGTGGTGAGATCGTGTTTAAACAGGGCACAAAATATGAAGTTCGGGTGACTTCAGGTGCCGATGGCAATATCGTTTCAACTTATTTCACTTGGTATGAGCATACCAATGTTGAAAACTGAGGTGCTATAATGGCTGTTGTAGGACGCACCGCACTATTCCCAAATAAGATAGACCAGACCACGTCTGGCAAGTCGCAGCTAGAATATGAACATTTCAAAGTTCATACAGGGGATTCTTGGGTAGTTACCTATAACGCATCCACTAATGATGCTGCTACGCTAGACCGTTACATAATAACTCCTAACACGACGAGATGGCCTCATGTATTCTGGGACGTAGTTGGCCAGGGGCTAACAACCATTTCGTTGTATGAGGGCGCTTCTGGCACTTACAATGCCGTCACAGCATATAACAGAAATAGAAACAGTGCACTGGTTAACACAACGGTTATTGGGAACCCAAGCGGCGCAGTTACGGCAGGGACGCTAATATGGACGTGGCAGTCTGGCACGACGGGTCCGGGACCGGCGCGGAGTACGGGCGCTACACGAGAGACCGGCGAGCTTGTGCTGAAACAGAACACTCAATATCTATTTCGATGCACAAGTGGTGTCAATAACAACATCATTTCAGTAGACTTAACTTGGTATGAGCACACAAACATCGAGAACTAGGAGCTGCCAATGGCACAGACAGATAAATGGGTAACAGACCTCGTGAAGGAGCTCGACAAGAAGGACGCGAAAGACCTCGAGCCAACTAAAGTCGTGCCCGACGGCAAGTCGAACCTCATCGAGCCGACCCTCGTGGAGTCGCAACAGATGGTCGAGTATTTCCGTGCAGGGTACTTGCCATGGGACGTCATGAAGCTCGTGAAGCGAGGTCAGCTCACGTTCTCGTTTGAGCAACTGAACGACGCCATGATAGCATGGCAGGGCGTTTTAGCGAAGAAGACGGTGACAACGATTCCATGACGAGCTCGGTTTACAACTATGTGAACAATGCTAAGTTATGGTTGCCTATGACTGCGGCATGCCATGATCCAGTTAACGTTCGCACGTTGGACAAGAGCGGCAACGGTTTACATTACCGCTTTGGTGATGGAGTTACCGCGAACACTTTTCCGACAAAATTGACTGCTAGGGGGTACTCTTTTGATGGAAGCAATGACTATTTAATAGCACTAGCTAATCAAACAAATGCTATAACAGAAGCAACTTGGGCAGTTTTATATCGAGAAACCTTAGTAACTACCACTGAATATATATCTTCACATTGGGATGCTGGAGGTACACGGCATTTAATATTGCACACTACTAGTAACATACAATTTTATTGCGGTGATATTGTTAATTTTGCTCTCGTTAACACTGCCCCTATTCGAGGACAAGCGTCTTTTGTCGCTGGTTATAGGACAATAGATGGATTTAGACGTGTATATTATAATGGTATAGTTGGGACTCCTAGTAACACGGGGGTCACTTTACCCAGCACAACGGTTATAAGTAATCCTTATCTAGGGCGCGGATCTGGCGGCGGGATTAGTTCGTGTGATATTTTATGGCATGGTCATTGGGAATATGCACTATCAGAGCTTCAACTAAGAGACCTCGAGCAACGCCTACGTCGTCAACTGAACGATGTGTGAGGATATATAATGGGACTAGGCGGTATATTACAAGAACTGAAAACTGAGGGCGTTCTAGGGTTTTATCATGATTACCGCTCAGGACGTTTGTACGATTATTCTGGTAATGGTAATAATGTAAGTTTAAATAGTAACTTTATTTTTACTAAACAAGGCTTAAATGTTACTAATACTTCATCTTTACAGATACCGTTCAGCGCCACGTGGGCTTGGAATACCCAAGTTACAATATTACTGTTCTATAAAGTGGCTAAGTCATTATTAACGACAGCAGCATCTAATTATGGATCTTATCATACAACTCCACCAACTCAAGCAATGCGTTTAGGTGACACAATTATCGGTTGGAGTGACGGCATAAATCTTAGAGTTCTTTCGGCCAATGCTAATATTTATAGGTGTTTAGGTGTTAGCATGTTAAATAATGCTATAGGCACGGTTTATGGTAATGGTGTGTCGTTAGGAAGTCTATCAGGAACTTCTGTTATACAAGCTCCTACAGCGGGAGATTTGCTCCTCGATTATCCACAGCTAGATCCTTCTTGGCGATGGTTAGCTCGAGCTGATGTTCTTGTAAAGAGAGTGCTCACAGCAACAGAGCATGCAAGGCTTTACGGGCAACTTGAAAATATGCGATGGAATACAAAAGGACTAACTCCCGGACCTATGATGCCGTAGGAGGTTTGAGTGGGTTTAGGTGGTATACTACAACGATTGAAAACAGAGGGCGTGATACTTGTGTATCACGATCACCGCTCTGGGACTCTATATGATTTCTCTGGCAACGGTCGGACGGGATCTCCTTATGCAACTAATTATTTCAGTAAAAACGGTATGATCACTAAAGGCCAAGTGACGGTAACTAATGACGCTACGTTACAATCTGCCACAACTGGAACTTTAATAGTTCGGCAGAGTGCTACTCGTTCTGGGTCAACGTCCTACTTTGCTAAAAAGAATAATCAATTTCAGTTCACTTATTCTTATGGACTGAATCAATATGATCTGTATATCAATGGAACCTCACGAACTTTAAATTATACTAATCTAGTAGGTATGCACACGCATGCGGTTGAGTTTGATAATGCTGGAGGTACTCCTAAAGGATACCTGAACGGAATCCTGTTAGGTAACTATTCTGGTGTGCAAACCTCGGTAGCCGATGCCTCAAATTTGTTTTATGGCACGGCTTCTAGTGACCTAGAACCTCAAACAGTAAGATATTTCTTGTGGATTTCTAGAAAGCTATCGGATGCAGAACATCAAGAAATCTATCAACAATTGCAGGCGCTATCATGAGTTGGCCAAATAAAGTTTACTCTCAAAGTTCTCGAAATGGGGATTTTACAGACGACTCGACTCTGGTTGCTCGTTGGGGCGGTTCTATATGCAACCAGTTATTGATTGATGCCGTAGGCACTAGAAATTTGACCGTTCCTAGTGGAGTATCTTCTTATTGTAAATTGCGAAATATTATGCGCCGATCTACAGATGGTGTGGCTTTCAATAGCACTGCGGCATTTGCTTATCCATCGGTAAACAATATTCCTGTTACTGCTGTAGCTTTGATACGCTCAAGAAGTGTTGGTTCAGAGTTTATTTTCAATAGTTCTAATGCAGGTAATCCAGGATGGAATCTCATTGTTCATCCGGCATTAGGATTACAGATAGAGCGAATAAATTATCCTGATAGTGCTCGATATGTGTCAGGAATACTTCTATCAGTTAATCAACAAAGCTTGGTTATGGCTCAAGTTAATCCGGCTACACCGACAATGTCTGTAGGCGTAAACGGTCAAGTTTATACTGGTGCTGCTGGTGCGCTATTTTATGGCGCTGCTACTGGCCTGGCATTAGGTCGGCAAGCCTCGGCAACCTTTGTGTTTACTGGTGATATTGGCAGAGCGGCTATTTATAATGGTTTTAAAGATGCTGCATGGTTTAGGAAAGAATGGGTGAAAGTAGCTCAAGCGGCGCACCTAAAAACTGGGTGGGGCTCCAAGGTATCCATCGCCATCGAATCCACGGTTGGAAATTTCGTCGGCAATGGGTCGACCCCATTTGAGATCCTATCAGGGACGTGGAAGGTCTCAACGCAGACGGTCGACGGCGAGCTCCACAAGGTGCTTGAATGTGTAGCCGCTGGCACTATTTGGCTTGATCGCCACTTCATGGGCATCAACAGTTCCGAAGCCTCTTATGGCGGTTGGCGCTTCTTTGTGAGCCATGCGGCGAGCGCTACACCGACCACGATAGCGCTCACTGCGACGGCAAAGAACACCCCAGCGGTGACGACCGGTTACTACTTGCGAGTCTATGATACCGAGACTCGCGAGGGAAGGTACAGTGCCGGCGCTTACACCGACTTTGAGACCTTGGCCACGGGCGGCGGCGCTACTGAGCCTCTCGAGGTCCAAGTACGTCGCCGGTTCGACAACGTTTGGCAGCACCACAACAGGCGGATAGGTCAAGCTTGGTTGACCAGTGGCAGTGACACGGACGCCACGTATCTGACCTCAGAAGGTGTGTCGATCACGGCGAACGCGGGAGATTGGATTTCACTGGGCACGGTGCGAGACAACTTCGCCTTCACCAAGTACCTCGGTGAATTTGATCCTTCGGAGGTGTGAGCATGAAGCTGAAGTGTCCACGTCTGCCGAAGGGAATCTCGAAGAAGGAGCTCGCGAAGGGCATCAAGGTCGAACTCGAGCACACGGATGACCATCAAGCTGCGACGTGCATTGCGAAGGTGCATCTCAATGAGTGTCCGACCTATTATCGACGCCTAGAAAAAATGGAAAAGGCATGCCAGGCGAAATGATGGACTTGGGCAAGACCTACCGTGGCCTACCACCCTCGGACACGGGGATCTTACAGGTCGTCTTGGCCGGCCAAGAGCAGATCCGTTCCGAGATTAACAAGCTTGCTCAGATCGCGGCGGCGCAGGGTGCGAAGCTTGAGACGTTTGACAAGCGTTTCGACTTTTTCCAAGATTCACTTTCCAAGATTTATGAGCACAACAGCAATTGCCCGGTCAAGACGCACCTTCAAGAGCTCCGCGGCGACGTGTCCGAGATTCGCGTCATGGTCGGGACGCACGATAGGCAGCTCGCTGAAGAGCAAGGCTTCAAGGCCGGCCGGAAGATGAAACCCACGCCGTGGGCGGGGATTTCGAAGTACACGAGCTCGCCGCCTGTGACGCTCTCGTTGTCCATCAAAGACCCCAAGGTGTGGGGCAAGATCATCTTCTATACCATCGTGGCAGCGGCCGCGGGAGCGAGTTTGCTCGCACAGTACATGTGAGGTGTTTGCATGCCCGACAGCAACCTTCAACCGACTCGGCCCAACAACATGCCGGTGTTCGGGGCTATGGTGGGAGTCTTTGTCTTCTCGGCGTTCACGTACTTCATCATCCAGTGGATGGGATCGGGGATGACTCGTGACTACTAGCAATTGGGGCTTCAAAGATGCGTTGATCGTCGGCGGCGTGCTGGTGCTCTTCTTCTACGTGGCGAAGACTCGGAGCTGAAGCATGAATCTCGACCAGTACATGGCGCAGCGCGGTTACGAACATCTCGTCGATGACTTTTTCATTGACGGTGTGCGGCAACCTGTTTTGCCTGACGAGGCCGTGCTGCTACCGCTCAGTAATTTACGGGCGGACACCAGCGCGACGACCGTCTATGACCTCGCACGAACCGACTACGGTGCCTTCGAAGGTCCGGTAGAGCTTTACGTTTGGCGCCAGACCGACGGTTCCGAGCTCGAGTACGTTACGGTTGCCGGCCAGGCCTTCGCACGTCAGCGGTTGTCGGCAACAGAGGCTCGCAACAGAGTGCGAATGTTATTTGCAATCGCTGGAGCACTCGGCGCACTTGGCGCGGGAGTTTACCTGAGCAAGAGGTGAGGCATGAGTGAGCGCACAGAGAAGCTTGCGTGGGGTGCGGTCCTGCTGAGCATCATCGGGGCCGGCATCTTCGGATGGTGGCGCCAGAAGAAGGCGAGCATCGGCGGTTACGACGACGTCAAGGACATCAAGCCGATGGTCATTCATGCGCCAAGTTACACCTATCCGACCGGTCCCGCTCTGAGCGCGGAAGAGAAGCCGAAGACTCGGAAACGCCCGGTGAAGCGCAAATGTGATCCGGTTGAGATTGTGCAAGAGTCGAAGAGCAACACACAGATCCTCGCGTGCCGAGGTGAACCTCTCGGACGAGTGCAGAGCGCTCGAGACGCCTATGATTTCGTTCGCGGCCAATCGCAGCTTTTGCAAGAAGAGATGATCGTGTTGGCCATGAACTCGAGGAATGATATCATGGCGACCTCGCTGGTCCATCGAGGAGCTGTGAACGAGGTCCATGTGAATCCCATGGACGTGTTCCGTACCCCGGTTATCTACGGGGCGCCGCGAATGATTCTGGTCCACAACCATCCTTCGGGCGCTCCCGCGCCGAGCCCGAGTGATGTGGCGATGACTCGGAAGATGAAAGGCCTTGGGGATGAAATGGGGATAGCCCTGCTGGACCATATCATCGTGGGCAAGGATGACTTCGCGAGCCTTCGAGACATGGGGATTTTGCAGTGAGAGAGGAATTAATAGGCATATATGCCCCCTATGGGCGTAAGCATACCTCGGAGGTTTGACCGTGTCAAGCAAAAAATCAACGTGTTCTTGGGACATGATCTCGGTGAGCAAAAACGTCGCCCAAGGCAAGTGGGAGATGGACCCAGACGGCAAGGGCCAAAACTACTGCGAGCTTCACTGGGACCGTGCGGACGAAGGCGGCGAGATTTGGTGGGTCTGCTTTGCGGGCAAGTCTCACAAAAAAGGGACTCATCAAGCGTCGGTTCCAGCGGCGAAGAAGGCAGCTTGCAAGTGGTTTACTAAGGCGAAAGCAGTTCACGCCCTCAAGGATAACCTCCCTGTAGGTTTGATGCTTCTTGTTCCTGCTGTGGCCGTCGTTGGCTATGGCGTATATAAGTCCACGAAAGCGTAAAGATGATCTTGACGGTGAACAGAGAGCCCGGTAGACTGTCCCACGGGAAGGGTGTTGGTAGGAGCATCCGATTGGATGATGACCTCTCAACTCCCTGCTCTTCTATGGTAGAGTCGCTCTCCTCGTCTCTCCTATCCGCCAAGTATCCGAAAAGTTTGGGCAATTTCGCCCGCAAGGGACTCGGGAAGGGTTTATCCTCACGAGCCCACAACGGCCCACTGGGCAATGAGGTTCATCATGGCTAAGCGTCGTCGCGCTCGCAAGTCCGGTTCCTGCAAGATCATCTCCCTCAAGGGTGGCCGTGGTCGCCGCTGCATGTGCAAGGGCAAGTTTCGGAAGATGGCTTCCTGCAAGCGTTAGGATCGAGAAGTTCGATGGACCGGAAGCGCTCGCTGCTTGAGGCGTACCTACAAGGAACGGCAGACCTCGT